CGCTAGCCTTCCGTTCCGTCCGCGCTCGCCCTTCGGTTCCGACCGCGCTCGCCCTCCGGGTGACGGACACGGAGTGGGAGGTTATGTGTGCAATGATATTTTCTAGAAAAAAATTTTCTAGGTATTGACATATTTCTAGAAACGTAGTATTATAATATCAGAAACAAGGAAAACCAATAATACAAAAAGAAAATGGAGGAAACAAAAAACGAAAGAAATTAAGAGACAAAGTGACTATGAAGTGGTAGTAACAAAATATGGAAAAGAGATTTTCAGATATAAGGTTGATTCATTATTAACAGCAGATAGTTTAGTAAAAACTATCTGTTCACAAGCTATGAAAGAAAAGAGTGAAATTTTCTTTTCCATTTATGAAAATGGAATAGAAATAGTAAATGGAGAACATTTTTCGGAAGATTCTTTTTATTATTATTCGGATTTTCGGCCAGAAATATTTGCCACTTACAAGATGCATTGCAGTAGATAACTTTACATTTGCTTTCCTATCGGCAAGACGGGGAGAAAGGAGCATTCATGTATACATACTACCAGCCTAATGGTAAAGATTTAAAAGATCAATACGGTGATTGTACGATACGGGCGTTGAGTAAAGTTTTCGGACTTAGTTGGCTAGAAACTTTTGACTTGACTATCCCGTATTGCCGCGAGTATCAAACGCCTAACATCTTTAATGTCGATCTTAAGACAGAGCGCGATATATTAGACAAGTTGGGATTTACATACTACGGCATTAGCAATAAAAAAGGCTCTAAACGTCCTACGGTTGCGGGTTTTGCTACCGAGCATAAAAAAGGTGCCTACCTACTTAAAGTAGCGAATCACGTTGTTGCTGTAGTCGACGGCAACTACTACGATACCTGGGATAGTGGATACAAGTCATTATATGGCTATTATGAAAAAAGATAAGGAGAAAAAACATGCAAGCATTACCTATCGATAAATTGTCTAGCATTCCGGCTAGAATGGAGGATATTCCGTTATATGTGAAATCAGAAGATACTGATGGAGAAGTACATATTTACGCATATGATCACGCGTCTCTTACGAATGGCTACGTAAAGGTGAGTGCGTTATGTAATCCGTTGCCCTACAAAGGTAATTTTGGCGTAGGTTTTACCGTAAACTTGCATAACAAAATTTCTACACGTTACGCTTTAAAAGCGTACTATGTAGAAGTTTCTCACCGTGTTATTTGTTCTGCAAACGACAACTGTACTATGTGCCCTCTGTATTCTACAGATGGAGCAAATGAAGATTGCTTGTATTAAGGAGGTATCACAGTGAGAGTAGTAGATTTTATAAAATTGTATTGCGGCTATGTTCGCATAGAAGTAATAGGTTTCGATATTCTTTCTGATAAATTGCGAATCTTTATAAGGGGGTGCGAATAATGCCGAACTCAAAAGACTACAGCATCTATCAAGAACTTGACTTATCCCTTGACCAGATCAAGCGCGAACTTCCACGCGTTGCGGCGGCGGCGAATAGCCGCCTTGCCAAACTGGAAAAAATTCACGCGAAAGACCAGTGGGAGTACGGGCGCGTAAAAGAGTTTTTCGCGTCACAAGGGCGATCAAAAGATCGCTTTTTGAAAGGCGTAAAGCGGTCGGAAGAATCCATTCGGCAAGAATGGGATACTATGATCGCTTTTCTGAATGCACCCGAAACAACGCTTGAGGGATATCGAATCGCAGAATTACAGAGACGCTTTGACAAGACAAAGAATAAAATTGATGGAGAAGTAACAGAAGATAACTACAAAGACTTGTATAAGTTTCTGTCATCAAACTTATACAGAAATAATCTTCGCAAAGAACTTGCGTCTAATCAAATTATAGACGATTTTGTTGAAAAAATAGATGATCTTAAACTTGATTACAAGGATATCGAAAAAGAGTATCAATTATATCTCGATGGATATATAACAAAAGAAGAATTATTTGCGAAAAAGAGAACAAAATTAAAGTGAGGGCATATCATGTATGAATTAAATGTTCCTGTTATCATAAATGGAATCGAAGATGTTTCACGTGAAACAATTTATACAGTCAATGATTTTCCATTTTCCGATTTCCAGACGTTGCGTGAATGCCGTAAACGAGGAAGAAAGAAAAATCCTATCGTCTATTATGACGTAGAAATGGCGTTTGACATTGAAACAACCACACTGGAAAAATTAGATTACAAACGCTATAACAAAACAGGGGAAAAAGTAATAAAAGGTGATGCTTTCATGTATCATTGGCAGTTTTGCCTACGTGATACGGTCTGTTTTGGTCGAACATGGAACGAGTTTATTCGTTTCTGTGAGGGTTTACATTCGTATTTGAAAACATCTGATACAAAACGCGCAGTCGTTTACGTTCACAATCTTTCTTATGAATTTCAATTCATGAAAGATTTTATTGAATTTGATGAGATTTTCGCACGTGATGCCCATAAAGTTATGAAATGCTTTGCTTATAAATACGGGATTGAGTTCCGGTGTTCGTATTTTCTCAGCAACATGAGTCTTTCTAAATTCTGCGAAAACAGCGAGGGTGTAACCCACTATAAACTGGTTGATACGTATGACTACAAAAAACTGCGTACACCAACCACACCACTAACGGAAACTGAGCAAGGTTACTGCTACAACGACGTTCGCGGCTTGTGTGAATGCATCCGCTGCTTACGGAAAGAGGACAACCTTGCAGAAATCCCCCTTACATCCACTGGCTACGTCCGCCGCGAGTTCCGCAGTGCCATGCAGTCCGATCATGGCTATTATCCGGAAGTATTCGGCAATTTAGCGCTCACGTTACCGCAGTATCAACTCTGCAAAGATGCGTTCCGTGGCGGCAATACCCACGCTAACCGAATCCATGCTGGACACACGATCACGGCGAAAAAAGGTGAATCTGCGATCGTTATGGGTAGTATGGATATTTCGAGCAGCTATCCGGCGCAGATCGCAACTGAGTATTATCCCATGAGTGCGTTCCGGGCGGTTGAGATCACAACGCAGGAACAGTTTGACAACTTGTGTGCCACCCACTGTGTTATCATGCGGGTACAATTTGACAACTTGCGTATGAAAGAAAACATCCCCGTTCCGTATATCCCGCTGTCAAAGTGCCAAAAGCACGGGAAAGACTGCGTGATTGATAATGGACGCGTCCTGTCTATTGATTGCTGTGAAATTGCAATGACGGAAATTGACCTGTCAATCATAAAAAATCAATATGACTATGATTTCTTTACCGTCTCGGAGTGCTACGTAGCCGCGCGCGGAAAATTACCGGAAAGTATGCGTAAAACGATGATGTCATTTTTTATCGCAAAAAGCCAGTTAAAAGGAAACCCCGATAAAGTCTATGAGTATATGAAATCTAAGAACAAATTAAACAGCACATTCGGAATGTGCGTGACCGATCTTTTGCAAGACGAGTGGGCAATGGATGCTGTTACGGGTGAATGGCATCGGGAAAAGGCAGACGCAGAAAAAGCACTTACAACGTATTATGAAAGCAAGAATAGCTTTTTGCACTATCAATGGGGTATCTACGTTACCGCCCATGCAAGAAAACAGTTACAAGATATGCTGGATGTTGTTGGAATGGATGCCGTCTACTGCGATACCGATAGCATCAAATTTCTGCATCCGGACGTACACATTCCAGAATTTGAAGCCAAAAACAAAATACTGGAAAAACGTGCGATTGCTAATGACATTCCTGCGTTTTGTGACGTTGGTGACAACCGTTACATTCTCGGCGTCTGGGAACTGGATGATCTCTATATCCAGTTTAAGACCCTCGGCGCGAAAAAATACTGCGGCGTGGAATGGGACGAAAAAGCGGCGCAATCTGGCAAAGACCCCGTGCGTTTTACGTCGACGGTCGCTGGCATGAATAAGAAACTGGGAGCGGAAAACTTAAAGTGCTGCAATAATTTCCGTCTCTGCCGCCGGATGGAAAATGTCGGCCGGACAATCAGTTGCTTTAACAACTCGAAACCCCATTACATCACAGTCAACGGGGAAGAAATTTTAACAGCTAGTAACATTGGAATCCTTGATACCACTTATACCTTAGGTGTATCGAATGAATACTATGAAGTATTGGTAAACTCTCAAGACGGAGTGTTACCGGAATAGGAGACGATATGAGATATTTTGTGTTTTTTATGTTTTTACTATTAGCAACAATCTGGGCGTTACATGAGGAAGAACTCGACCTTTCCATCCTGCTTTTATTTTTGGATATTTTCTATATTTTTCTCTTTTGACTATTGACTTTCTGCAAGAAAAGTGCTATTATAATACTTGTAAGAAATCATACCACATATGAAAAGGAGAAGAAAAAAAAATGGTTAGAACAAAAATCGAAAATTTTATCTACTCTGTCATTGACAGAAACACAAATCAGGTGATCGGCTCTTTTAGTAATACAGAAGAACTGAAATCGCAGAAAGCAAAAACCGCTGCTCTTACTGCCGCTGGTTTTCCGGAGGATTCCATCTGCGTATTAATCGATACCGTATCCGCCCGCTACGAGATGCCGGACGAACAGTTCTTTGCCGAAGCAAAGAGACTGGACGACTAATCAGCGCACAACCCGCGGTCTGGAAGTGACCAGATAAGACAATGATCAAAGCAAAGCGCCGCGGTTCTGCCTAGTAAAAACAACTGAATCAAAAGGAGAAAAAATCATGAGCAAAGCAAAAATGAAACTGAACAACGTTACTGTAAAATATGCAAAGGAAGAGGACGGCAAAAGCGTTCTTTCTGCTTCGATCACAGCCGACCAGCAGAAAGCCATCGTCGAAAAAATTATCGAAGAGTTTGGTGAGGATGCCGCCGCAGAAGCAAAGTGGATTCCGGCGAAAGAAAGTGACGAATCTGGTCTCTACGTAAAAGCGCTGACAAATTACCGCGTTGCCTTTTATGAGGATGGCGTCGAAAGCGACACCGTTTCCAGCGTTGACGAACTCGGCAAAGGCGCAGTCGTTGACCTCTTCATCTCCATCGGAAGAAGCAAGTACAGCCGCGACAAGGGATTCACGGCCTACCTTTCCGCCGTAAACGTCCATAAGTTCGGTGAGCTGGCAAAATTCAACCCGTTCGCTTAAATACATGAACGCAATACGCGCGCCGACTGGTGGACGGTACCATGAGTATGATAAGTTACCTGTAGTTGATTGTTACTATATCTTGTGTATTGAAAAAAACTCCATACGTGTAAGAGAGCTACGTTTCCGCGTAGCTCTTTTTATACCCAGCGAAGCTCTGCCTTTCACCGCCGTCCATCTGCAGCAAAACGGGCGGTTATCGGGCGATTCACGTGAGATTGACTGCGGAGAGACTGGCGGGAACTGGCGGGACGCGGAGCGGGAAATGATAGAAAGGAGGTCGTGAAACAAAAATGTTTCACGTGAAACAATGATTTTTTGGAATGATATCAAATGGGAAAAACTTTTTGAAGATTATGGCGTGAAATTTGAATCGACCGACGATAACGGGAAAGCAATTCAGTATTACAATCCGATTCGGTTATTTACAGAGCCGGACGTAGACGGGGATTTTGCCGGGGTGGCAATTACGTGTTCCAACCGTAGCGCCGGAAAGACAAGTGCGTTCGCCGCGGCAAGCTGTATCTTGTGCAAAGAGTACGGCTTGCAGACCGGATGGATTTTCCGGACGAAAGGGGAAATGACGGGAGCGGCGGCAATGTACGAGGATATGTTGCAGATGTACCCAAAATTGGGTAGTGTGATTACCTATAAAAATCTGGATAAGAATGGAAATGTTGTGCGGTATTTTCTGGACGGCGTGCCATTCGGATGCGCGTTTAGTTTTGGAAGTAAGATGGACAGTGTAAAAAAATTGTCTCCGTATTTTCGGGATATCTACTTTTTGTTTTTTGATGAGTTTTCTATGGAAAGTGGACAATACGTAAAAGGAGAGAGCGAAAAACTGCAATCGTTGTTGCTGACGATCAGCCGTGGAAATGGAAGTCAGTCTAGATGGTTTAAGCTGGTGATGGCATCGAATAATATTTCTTTACTTAATCCCTATTTTGTATTTTTTGGTATACACAAGCGGTATCAGAAAGAAACCAAAATGATGCATGGAAGTGGTTTTGTATGTGAATTTACCCACAATGACAGTGCAAGTAAGGCGATGTGGGAAAATACTGCTCTGAAAGCATTCCGCGGTGGTCACTATATGCAGAGCATGAGCGTCGGAGATCAGATGTTGATTGACGATGCTGTGTTTGTGCAAAAGCCGACCGGACGGTCGCGGTATCTGTTTACGATCGAACACAGCGGAAAAAGTTATGGGGTATATGAGTATTACGAAGAGGGGTACATCTATATCACGCACAACTATAACCCGTCTTGTAATTTTGTTGCTGTGTTCCGTGACGGCGATCATACACAGAACACGGTGATGTTGGAACACTACGATTACCTATTCGAAAATCTGGTTGACGCGTATCGGAAAGCATATCTGCGCTTTGACGATCTTGACAGCAAAAATATGGCGGTTGAGTTACTCGGGATTGATCTTTATAAATAGTTCGTGTGAGACGGACAAATGTACTTGACAAACGGACAGAAAAGCTGTATCATGAAAATACGGGGAAACCTTTTAAAAGGGGTTGCCACGGTTGAGTAAACCGCCCTGTCCATGGCAGGTCAAAAGGTTTCCTTGTTTTTAATGGACGGGAAGAAAGGAGCAAAGATGGCAAGTATCGTTTTTAATATGATTGTCGGCATGATGAAAAAAGAAAATGCTTATCTTGCTTATACGGTACGCTATAAAGCGGACGAAAAAGACACGCTAATCCTTGTCCCACATGAAAATTATGAGGCTCACATTCGGTATTTGTGGGATTTCTTTTTTATGGATGGCAACGCGTATAACAGTAAATCGCCAGTCCGCTTCATTCATAATTTTATTATGTGTGATAAATTAAGTGAAATTGAGGACTGGTTAAAATGGCAGGATAAGGAGGTAGAAACATGGATGTAACTATGGTAACGCAGTTAGTTGGAAGTCTCGGTTTTCCAATTGTTTGTTGCGGCGCACTTTTCTGGTATCTGGTGAAAGAAAAAGACGCACACAAGGCAGAAATGGAAGAACTGCGGAAAAGCGTAGAAGCGAACACGACTGCAATTAATTCACTTTGCCAGCACTTAGGAGGTGGAAAGAATGAATAAAATCGAAAAAGCAGTTGCATGGGCGGAACAAATCGCCGCCGATGATCGGCACGGGTACTCACAGGTACACCGGAACAGTCCCGATTATGATTGTTCGTCATTTGTCGGAACGGCACTTGCAAAGGCTGGTTTTCCGGTCAGCATTTACAGCACAACTAGAAATCTAGGTGAACAGTTGGAAAACGCTGGTTTTGTGAAATGCGGTAAACCGTGGAGACGCGGGGATATCCACCTTGCGGCTGGCCATCATGTAACGATGTCGGTTGACGCGAACCGCATCGTCCACGCCAGCCAGTCGGAAAACGGCGGGATTGATGGCCAGACGGGAGATCAGACCGGAAAAGAAATCTGTGTCCGGTCTTATTACGATCTTCCGTATGGGAATACCGTTCACTATCGGTATGCAGGAGCCGTCAAGATCGAATCCGCGCGTCGTTTCGACCGGAAAATTGCCGGGGCGTATCATACCAATGATCGCTATCATCTGCGTGTTGGCGCAGGAATGGACAAAACGGTCATCTTGACGTTGCCTACCGGAACCAGTGTTAGAAACTACGGGTATTATACCGGAGAATGGTATCTGGTGAAAGCGGTTGTGAATGGCACCGTCTATACCGGATACGTAGCAAAAGAGGGGTTGACCCGTGGCTGATCTGACGCTTGCGTACAATACCTGTATCGAGATTTGTAACAATCCAAACGTGGGTTACTCACAAGACTATCGTGAGGGTCAGACCGTCGGGGGTATTACCTACTATGATTGTTCCTCCCTCATGAGTTACTGTTGTACGGTCGGCGGGTTTTTAGCATCT